CTCGGGTAATGGTAAAACTCTTTCGGTGGAGCAAGCATGTGCTCAATTGAAGAGAGAACTTATTCGTGTAAACATTACTATTGAAACTGATGAAGACGATCTTATTGGCGGTTTTCGCCTTGTTAATGGTGCAACCGTCTGGCACAATGGCCCGGTTATTGAAGCACTCCAGCGAGGAGCTATCCTGCTCCTTGACGAGATCGACCTTGCCTCTAATAAAATTCTCTGTCTTCAGTCTATCCTTGAAGGAAATGGAGTCTTTCTCAAGAAAATTGGGCAGTTTGTCCGTCCCAGTGCAGGTTTCAACGTCATCGCAACCGCAAACACTAAAGGTAAAGGTAGCGACGACGGACGATTCATTGGAACTAACGTGCTCAATGAAGCATTCCTTGAGCGATTCCCTGTGACTTTTGAGCAGGAGTATCCTACTCCTTCTAATGAGGTAAAGATTCTTTTAGGTGTTGCTGCTTCTGTTGGTAAGCACGATGAAGACTTCTGTAGGAGACTCGTAGATTGGGCTGACATTATTCGTAAGACTTTCTATGATGGTGGTATTGAAGAAATTATCAGTACTCGTAGATTGGTTCACATTATCCATGCATATTCAATCTTCGGTAAGAAGGAAAAAGCAATTCAAGTTTGTGTGAATCGTTTTGATGATGAAACCAAACAGGCATTCCTAGAATTGTATGATAAAGTGGATGCTGATTTTGAAATGCCTGCAGAAACCGATCGCATTTATGTGATTGACGGCGGAGCAAATATTTGATATAATAAATTATGACTAATTCTTGGTCCATGCTCTATGATGAAATTTTGAAAATGGATGAAAACACTTTGAACATAGGTACTCACCTTCGAGGTGCCGAAGGTGATGACCACATTTCTTTAAATATGTCTAAAAATAGTAATAGTCGATATAAGTATAGTGAAGAAAAAATTCTTAAGGAACTAACTGACTATATTGTTAGAACATATGATCAGCATTATTCTGCTGGTGATGACAGGATTCAAACACTTGATCTGATTGAAGCATGTGGTGATGGTGAAGCATTTTGCCGATCTAATATTCTCAAGTATGCTTCTCGTTATGATAGGAAAGGCACCGCCCGACGTGACATTATGAAGATTCTGCATTATGCTGTTCTTCTGATGCACTTCAATGATAAGAATGCTGAGAAAGAGAATTACAATCAATGACCATGAAATTACGCGAACGCACTATGAAACTAAGTGATTCAACTCTGTCCATCCTGAGAAACTTTGCAGGAATTAACAACTCAATTCTTGTAAAGAGAGGTAATCGTCTTCGCACAATTTCTGTTGCCAAGAACATTTTGGCAGAAGCAAATCTTGATGAAGATTTTCCTTCAGACTTTGCACTCTATGACCTCAATCAATTTCTCAATGTAAATAACAGTCTTTTCAGAAATCCTGAATTGGATTTTACTGATAATGGTTATGTTGTTATTAGTGAAGGTAAGTCTAAACAAACCTTTTTCTTTGCCGATCCAAATGTAATTGTTACTCCTCCCGATAAGGAAATTACTCTTCCCACTGAAGATGTTTGTTTTGAACTGAGCACAGAACAACTAGACAAACTGCTTAAAGCAGCTGCCATCAATCAACTACCTGATTTTTCTGCGATTGGTAGGAATGGTAAAGTAACTTTGGTTGTTCGTGATAAGAAGAACGATACTTCTAACAACTTTAATATTGTTGTCGGAGAAACTAGTTCTGAATTCGCATTCAACTTTAAAGTGGAGAACATCAAGATTCTTCCAGGAACCTATGATGTGGTTGTCTCGCAAAAACTTTTGTCACGATTCACCTCTAAAAATCATGATCTGACTTATTATATTGCTCTGGAACCTGATTCTACTTTCGAGTGATATGAACATCTTTGTTACTTCTCCTGACCCCTGGGAGTGTGCTAGGGTCCTCCCTGACAAGCATATTGTCAAGATGCCTTTGGAGACCTGTCAGATGCTTGCTATTGTATGCTCTGACAAATGGGGTCATAACTTTGGCACTCTTCCTAGAGCAGATGGCAGTGCCTATGCTACTGAGAAGGGTGCATTTCGCAATCATCCCTGTACTAAATGGGCGAATGAATTTGTGACCAATTGGCAGTGGTTACTTGCTCATGGACTTGCTATGTGTGAAGAGTACACTGCTCGTTATGGTAAGGTTCATACATGTCAGAAGACTCTTCTAGCAGCAAAGGAGATACTTCCTACCGCAGATCCGCAAGGTCGCAGTGGAAAGGATACAACACCCTTTGTATTTGCGGGACCTGATGAATTCAAGTATGATACTAGCATTGATATTTTCACTGCTTACAAGATGTATATTGCATCTAAACCATGGGTAAAAGATAATTATCTTCGCATCCCATCCAGAAAACCGGATTGGATATAAATGATACACATTCTCTTCACCCTTAAGGGATGTCCATATGGATTACTAGATGATGAAGCACACATTCGCAATGTGTTGGCAAATGCATCAAATCTTGCCGAAAGCACATTGCTGAATATTTCATCTCATAAGTTTGATCCTCATGGAGTAACTGCCATAGCACTTCTTGCCGAGTCTCACATTAGTATTCATACATGGCCGGAGAATGGTATGGCAGTATGTGATGTGTTTACCTGTGGTGAGCATACAAATCCACGATCTGGTGCCACATACATGTATGAAGCAATGGGTGCAACAGACATTGTATCCGAAATTTTTACTCGACCTTTGAAATGACTAAAGTTGATGTCCCAATGAGAATAACTGGTAGTATCCTAGTGATTACTGCATACTTTGTTGTTCTTCACATTAATATAACTCTCGGAGTTTTTTTGCACTTTGTTGCTGATATGATTTCAGTTCCTTACTTTATAAGGACAAAATCTTGGGATGTTGTTATTATGCTAGGATTCCTTCTAGCGATTAGTTTTAGTAAATTACTTTTTTGATTATGCGTAATGAATTCCTTTGGGTTGAAAAATACCGACCCAAAACAATTGAAGAATGTATTCTTCCTGAGAATACCAAAGAAACATTTCAAAAGTTCCTAGATAAAGGTGAGATACCTAACATGCTTCTCGCAGGTCCTGCGGGGTGCGGCAAAACAACGGTAGCAAAGGCACTGTGTAATCAACTGGGAGTAGACTATTATATCATCAATGGATCGGATGAGGGACGCTTCCTTGATACTGTCAGAAACAATGCGAAAAACTTTGCTTCGACCGTATCACTTCAAGCAACTGCAAAACACAAAGTCATCATCATTGATGAGGCAGATAACACAACGAACGACGTACAACTCCTCTTACGGGCGTTTATTGAGGAGTTTAGTAGTAATTGCAGGTTCATCTTTACATGTAACTTTAAAAACCGAATTGTCGAACCACTCCACTCAAGATGTGCCGTCGTTGAATTTGGAATCAAAGGAAAAGATAGACAAACAATTGCTGCTCAGTTCTTCAAAAGAATCCAAGAAATCTTGGGTGCAGAAGGTGTTGAATATGATAACAAGGTCCTGGTAGAATTAATCAACAAGCACTTCCCTGATTGGCGTCGTGTCTTGAATGAGTGCCAGCGTTATTCTGTAAGTGGAAAGATTGATGCTGGTATCCTTGCTACTTTTTCTGATGTTGCCGTAAATGATCTCCTCAAAAATCTCAAAGAGAAGAACTTCCCGGAAGTTCGGAAGTGGGTGGTATCTAACATGGATAATGATACTACTGTACTTTTGCGTCGTATTTACGATGCTCTTTATGTTTCCCTTGAAAACAATAGCGTTCCTGCTGCTGTGCTCGTGCTTGCTAAGTATCAGTATCAGTCGGCATTCGTCGCGGATCAGGAGATAAATATGCTTGCTTGTTTAACCGAAATTATGGTTGAATGTGAGTTTAGTTGAGGTAGATTAAAATGATTGATGTAAAACTGCTACGAATTGTGACCGGAGAAGAAGTTATTGCAGAACTTCTATCTGAAACAGAAGAAACTATTACAGTACAAAATGGTCTTGCAGTTCTTCCAACAAATAATGGTGTTGGATTTGCTCCATGGGCAACTGTGATTAGTAAAGAAAACCCAGAGATTACGATCTCTAAAACTCATCTTGTATATGTTGCAGAAGTCCAAGAGGATGTCTGTAAGAAGTACAATGAAATGTTTGGTAGTAAATTGATTACTCCAGATTCTAAAAAACTAATTGTGTAATTATGAAACAAAAGAAAAGGTGTCAAATTAAGTCCAAGTTCTACTATATCTTTTGGGGAACTGCTACATTAGCAGTTGTTCTGGGACAACTATATGTTGGAACTGGATATCGTGTATTGCATGGTGATATGCAAGAACTATTCAATAAGGTTGATGGAGTTCTTCTTCGTGCGGATGAACCGAACTACCTATGAGTTTTATAAAAACTGACAAAAGTAATTTAGTTGAACCAAGAGTAAAAACTACTCCCCAGAATGTTCAAGAGGCAAATGAAGCATTATT